TTCGTAAAGGTAGAGTCAGATGGGAAAAAAGAACAGAACATACACCTAATCATCTTTGGGATGCAGAGGTATATGCTGCTGTTGCTGCTGAGATATTGAATGTTCCTTATAGGAGTAAACACACACAAATAGCAGAACAAAACAAGCCCCAAAAAGGAAGAAAAAAGAGAATATCTGGTTGGCTTGGAGATACATCTGGATGGCTCGAATAAACTGCTCCCTTGAAAAAGTCATTTACATGCTCCAAAAAAAGGAGCTTGTAGAGGTAGCTGTTATTGCGAGAAAAGTAAACGTAAGTGATAACACTGTAAGAAGATGGATCAACGAAGGTAAAGTGGAAGGCTATAAGATTGGCGGAAGGTGGTATGTGAAAAAGAAAAGTTTAGAAGAATTTATTTTGAATAAAGCTAACTAAGTAATTGTTAGCTAAATAAGTAATTCCCTCAAAATCAACAAAACCCTCAAAACCAACAAATTCAACATTTCGCTCAAATTCCTCAAAACGTATAGATTTTTTCTGTTTTTTATCTCATCCTAAATAACAAGATGAAAAGTATAGATGAAATACTGGATCAGGTTCAAGCGGACTTAGAAAAAGCGCTTGAAGTGCAAGAATATGAAATTGGTGATAGACGGGTAAGGAGACCCAGACTAAGAGAGCTTATGGATTATGAAGATAGAATGTTAGCAAGGAAAGCGAGAAAAGACAACAATTACAAAAGTCACGTTTATGTAAGGTTTAATTGGAACAAATGAACTGGCTTGATAGATTTATTTTTTGGCTTGCGAAAAAGAGATTTTTAAAACGTGTTTTGAAGGCAGCTTCAAAAGAGAGGCTTTATAAGCATTGGACTCTAAAAGATGAAACTCCTAATGCTCCTTTAAGTGATCTTCCAGTTGTAAGAGCAAGGGCAAATTACCTTTATTATAATGATCCTTTTATCAAAGGAGCTGTAGATTTGATTGTAAACAGAATGATTGGAGGCGGTAGTACTCCACAGGCAAGAACGGATGTAGATGAATTTAATAAACAGGCAGAGGCTCTTTTTCAGCAATGGGCGGAAGATGCTGATATATATGGACAGTTTCATTTTGGTGATCTTGAAAGGCTGGCTATATTGAAGCTATTTCTTGATGGTGGAATCTTCTTTAAGAAGGTTATCGATAACAGAAGACGAAATCCTTTTTGCCTTGAACCAATTGAATATAGCAGGCTTGCTCCTGAAGGGACTCCTTTTGGAAAAAATCAGGTTATACATGGGATAGAAATAAATCCAGACACAGGAAATATTGTTGCTTATCACTTTTACACTGCATATCCGCAAGATTACACTGTTCCAATTGGAAGAAACATAAAACGTATTCCTGCAACAAGTGTGATACATTTTTCACCATTTAGACGCCCTGGTCAGCTGCTGGGAATTCCTCTTTTAGCTCCAGCAATTCCTTATGCATACAATCTTGCTGAGATAATTGAGGCAGAACTCATTACAAAGAAGATAGAAGCATGTTTTGGAATAGTAATAAAAACAACTGACCTTTATGGGCGCCTTCAAGCAGAAGAAACTGAAGAAGGGGACAAAGTAAAAGAACTTGCTCCTGGAATGATTGAGTATCTTGGCCCAGGAGAGGATATAGAAGTTGTAGATCCCAAAAGACCTGGAAGGTCATTTAAAGAATTTGTTGATTTGATTCTTCAGGGTATAGCAAGAGCACTTGGGCTATCTTTAGAGCAGATCACGGGGGATAAGTCAAAAGTCAACTATTCATCAACAAGACATAGCGAGCTTGAGTTAAGAGACTATTTTCTGCCTTTTAGAAAGGCAGATGAAAGATATTTTTTAAGGCCTGTTTGGCGTCTTTTTATCAGATATGCAATAGGTGCTGGACTTTTAAAGGCTCCTGGTTATGTAAAGGATCCTGCCTATTGGGAAAAACATGAGTGGATCTTTAAAGGATTTGACTGGGTGGATCCACAAAAAGAAGCAAAAGCAAAGGTTACAGAGCTTGTAATGGGTGCAACAACACTTGCAGAGATCTGTGCTGCAAAAGGCAAAGACTGGCAGGAAGTAGCAAAGCAGAGAGCAAGGGAAAAAGAATTTTTAAATGGGCTTGGGTTAAGTGATGTTACTCAGACTAATGAAAATCGATCTTCTAAAGTAATCAATGGAGGGAAAAGGAATGCCAGCAACCCCATTTGTTGATTTACCTATTTGCGAAGACTTAGAACGTCCTTATAGACATGAGGAAGCTGAAGAAAATGTTAGAAAATGGGCAAGCTCCGATGGATCTGGTGATTTAGATAAAATTGACTGGAAGAAATTTAGGAAAGCCTTTTTTTGGTATGATCCTGAGCATGAAAATGAACGAAAGGGTTATAAGCTGAAGTTTGCAGATGTGATTAATGGAGAATTACAAGCTGTATGGCATGGAGTAAGATTAGCAATGCAAGTGTTAAATGGTGCCAGAAGAGGGGTGAATATACCTGATGAAGATAGAAACGCTGTATATCAGCATATTGTAAAATATTATAAGAAATTTGGCAAAGAGCCACCAGCCTTAAAAAAAGATGCAGATAATGCTGAACATCGAGACCAGCCTCCCACAAATACTACTTTTACTCGCACTTTTCCCTTAGAGGTGCGTGGTATTTTGGATGATGAAAATCGCATTGTAGAAGTAAGCTTTTCATCTGAAGCAGCAGTTGAAAAATGGTTTGGAAGAGAAATTCTTTTGCATAATAAAGATTCAGTTAATTTTTCTTCTTTGGCTCAGGTTGGAAGCGTACTTATAAATCATGATCCTAATCAGCGAGTAGCAAAGCCAATCAAGGTATGGCTTGATGAAGAGTCAAAAAAAGGAAGAGCAATTATACAGTTTGGATCTACAAGCAGGGCACTTGAGGCATATCAGGAGGTAAAAGAAGGGCTTTTGAGAGGAGTATCGGTTGGCTATCAAGTTGAGGAGTGGATGAGGCTCAGAGAAAACGAAAAATGGAATGGTTTTGAAGGCCCTGCATGGATAGCTACAAGATGGTCTGCATTTGAAATTTCTTTAACTCCTGTGCCTGCTGATCCTTCAGTGGGCGTGGGAAGAGCCAAAAATATGAAAAAGGAGGAAGATGAAATGTCAGAAATTCAGCAAAATCAGAAAACTATAGAAGAATTAAAAAATAAAGCTATTTTAGCAGAAAGACAAAGAATAAAAGAAATAAGAGAACTGTGTAGAACATTTGAAATTGATGAGCTTGCTGATGAACTGATTGAAAAAGGTACATCAATAGACGAGGCAAGAAAAGTTGTTTTGGAAAAACTTGCTCAGAAAAAAGAAAATCAGCCACTTGGACAAGTAGTAGTAGAAGCAGATGAAAGGGACAAATTTAGGAATGCTGCAATAGATGGATTGCTTCTTAGGGCAGGAATTAGCATTCCAAAAGAAAAGCTGGCACCAGGAGCAGAAGACCTTAAAGGGAGAACATTGCTTGATATAGCAAGAGAATGTTTACAGAGAGCAGGTATACCTACTGGTTTAGGGAAAATGGAACTTGTTGCTCGTGCTTTTACTCATACATCAAGCGATTTTCCACTGATTCTTCAGAATATAGCAAATAAGGCACTTATGGCAGGTTTCGAAGCAGAAAAAGAGACATGGCAAAAATGGTGTGATGTAGGAAGTGTAAGTGATTTTAAAGTGCATACCCTTGTAAGAATCGGAGAGTTTGATGATCTGGATCAAGTTCCAGAAGGTGGAGAATATAAACATGCAGGAAAAATAGCTGAGCAGCAGGAACAATACCAGATAGCAAAATATGGAAAGCTTTTCTCAATCACAAGAGAAACAATTATAAATGATGATTTGAATGCTTTAACTGCTATTCCAAAAAATATGGGGGAAGCTGCAAGAAGAAAGATTGCTGATTTAGCATATGAAGTTCTTATCAGCAATCCAACAATGGGAGATGGAAAGCCTTTATTCCATGCAGATCATAATACCAATACCAATTATTCATTCACCTTATAAATTTTCAGCCTGGTAGTTTTTATCAATCAATGCCTGTTTTGCTCTTTTGCTATAGTAAAATTGCATAGAAATTTTCCTAAAAAAGAATTTTAAATCAGTATTGGTATAAGAACATGGAAAAGAGAATTTTTAAAAAGAGCTCATCTCGTGTTTGAAAAACACAAAGAAACAAAAAAATTGGAAAAAGAACTAGACAAAGCCTACAAAAAGATA